AGACCTGACGCCTGTTCTGTGCCTGTCCCCGCTCCTGTGGCTTCGCGGTCAACGACGACGAGGCCGCGATAATAGCCCTGCGTCGCAGAGAAAGGGGAAGAAAAATAGATGACCTTGCGAGGCGCATAGTTCGGCACCTCGGCAAACTCACGGAACCCAGGGGTATCCGTGAAGCCGAACGTGAAATCCGTAGCCCCAGTAGCCATGCGGCTACCTCACCTCAATCGAGGCTGAGCGTCAGCGAAGTGATCTGGAACGTGTCTCCAGCCGTAACGGAAGCAGAAGAAGAAAGCGCACCACTCCACAACGCGTTGCCGCCGGTTGAGGCATCCCAAGCCGACCAATGGCTGTACGTCTCGGTGGTGGAAACATTCGTCCACTCGATAGTTGCGGAAGCAGAAATGGAACCAGACGATGCCGCCGACCATGCCGCAGCCTTGCGAGTTGTTTCAGTTGCGGCGTTGCTTGTCGCGTCCTCACCAGGGTCACCAGTGTGAAGTTTGATGTACACCGTAGTTGGTGCAGTCCAAGCGGCACGACCAGTCAAGTGATCGAGAATCTTCAGTTCGGCATAGTTGGAAATCGACATCAGTTACCTCGCACGAAAGAATAGCAGAAGTGAGGGACGGGGCAGGGGAGGAAACCCCGCCCCCCACCAATCTGTTACTCCTAACTAATTAGGAGTTTGCGCCGATGCTGGACGACGACTCGATGCGACGCAGTGAAGCCTCGCGGAATCGGCCGTAGCCACCCAGCCAGTACCAGCCGATGGGCTGGAAGCGCATCAGGGTGTCGGTCACCGGACCACGCACGACGCGTGGGAACGGACCGTTGCCATCCACGATGCTGTGTGCCTTCGCCAGAGCCTGACGGCCCATGATGTGCGTGCAGTACACGTCGATGTTGCCCGTGCTGCCTGCGCCGTCCGAGGCATTCTCGAACAACTTGGCACGCGGCGTCTCGATGAAACGCACACCTTCGAACGCTCCGACTTCACCGTTGTAGATGTTTGCCGGGTCGCTGTACACGTGCGGGTCGCGCCACGAGGCAACGCCGGTCTCACGACGGAGATCGTACGAAACGTCGGGGTGGATGAACGCCATGTACATGCCGTTGAACGACACTGCGTTGGCCTTGCGGAGAGCAGCAACGATCTTGCGAACGTCGTTTGCCTCAATGATGTCTTCGGCCGCAACGGTCGTGCGCGAGGACGGGTCGCTTGAGCCGCCGCCTCCGTACACCACGTTCGTGCCACCGGCGAGAACGTCACGGATGATCGAGTCAACCGAGATTCCCGCGTTGTAGCCGACGATGTTGGCGGCTGCCGCGTCCACGTCGAGGAACGAAGTTCCACGCAGTTTGGCGGTCGTCGAGACGGCGTTGCCGTACTCAGCCAACGTCACGGTCACCTGGCTGTCGCTCAGTGCGACGGCGGTGACATCCGAAGTTTCGGTCAGGGTCGAGGTTGCCTCTGCGATGTCATTGAACGTCGTGAAGGTAACTGCCGAACCTGGCATTGCCTGTGCGACCGGCATGACGTCTGCGACCGCGTCGAACAAAAGTTCGCTGCGGAGCGCGAAGTACGCAATCCGGTCAAATGCTGTCTGGTCTGTTGACAGACTCGACTGCTGTGTATAAGCCACTGTGATACCTGTGGTCTTTCCCCCACAGGGTCACTGTGGGCTAGATGTTTTCTGCTTGTTCTCTCATTTGAGCCAAGAGTTGCATCACTTCGTCCTGATTGCGAGTTGCATTGATCTTGGAAGCCCAATCGACCTGTTGGTCGTTGGTCTCTCCAGCGGAACCTGCTTTCTGCATTCTTGACCAAGCCTGCTTCTCAGACTCGTCAATCACATCTTGCGGCTTAGGAGCCTGAATGAGGCTTGCTTCTTCGGCTGCTTTTCTGATTGCTTCCGGTGTTACTTCGCCGTCATAACCTTTGACGAAGTACTTTGCCATTGGGGCGTTGATGTCAACGCCTGCTTTGGTGAAAGCCATCTCGCGCTTCAAAGCCTCGAACTCCGCTGCCTGTTGACGGAGCAGTTTGTTTTCCTGCTCCACCTTTTTCAGGTGCGTGCGAACGGGGTCTTTGACTGCCGTTTCGCCAGTCTCGTCTTCATACTCTTCGTTGACGTTTGACATGACTCACTCCTTCTGCCCACTTCCGGTTGGAGGAACCGGAAGGCTGCTTTCACCCTTGTTGCTCTGGCCAGGCCGGGGTTTTCCTGACAACACAAAGATACACGCAAATCTCGTATTTGTCAAGGGTTTACTGAGCGGTGCCTACTCCGGTCTCAATCGTGCCAGAAGTGGCCCCGGTGGTACGGGCAAACTGTCCCCCGCCCGTGAACTCAGCAACGCGCTTTCGCTTGCGTTGTTCAATCTTCTGAGCGGCCAGCGGGTCGTAGCCGAATGCCGAGCCAAGACGTTCTTGTTCGGTAAGCGCCTGTTCGCCAGCCATCTCTTGGTACAGCCCAGCCTGCTGGGTAAGGGTTCCAAATGCCGTTGCTGCCTGTGCGGCCGTGTAGCCGCGAGCAGCCAGGTCTTCTGCGCCAGCGGCGGTTAGTTGCATGCCGCCTTGTTCTTTGCCAGCAGAAGCAATCTTTGCAGCCTCAGCCCTTCTCTTCAGGACAGACACGCTGGTCTTGGGGTCCAAGAAGTAGGCGGCAAGGTCCTTGCTTTCAATGCCGTACAGTTCACTCATCTGTGCCTTGGTTCCAGCATCGGCTTCTGCCACCACGTTGTAGGCATTTGTCATCCGGTCGTACAGTTCAGCCGGGGAGACGTCACCGGCCAGCAGTTTCTCAAACACATCTTGGCTATTGAAGTACTCCAACATTCCGCCACGACGGAGAACCTCGCGGTAGGTATTCTCCATCTCGACGTAGGAGGCAGGGGTGAGCATTGGCAGGCCAGCAGCCTTTCGGGCCTCATTGGCAGCAAAGCGCTTCTTGAACTCTGGGGTACCCCTAAGTTCGAAGAGAACCGCGGTTGTGTCGGTGATGCCTTTTGCCATGAGGTCCGTGAGCATGCCCTCAAGATTGCTCAAGCCATAATCAGCAAGGTAAGCCTTGAGTTTTGACCAGGCGTTTTCATCTACGGTGTCGGTGGTGTCATCGCCTCCGCCTCCGTCACCGTCTCCGGAAATCTGGGATCGCCCAAACTGCTCAATCTGTCGCAAGCGTCCAAGGGCATCATCAGCCGAATAGATGCCGGTGCGCACACCCTCACGCAGCGCATCAACTTCGTCCTGCAGTGTTCCGGTAACAAAGCCACCGGCCACATCGGCAGCACCAAGAATCTCTTCGAGTCGTGGGGCATTTGCCTCCGCCAACAACTCGGCGGGAGTCTTGGTCACCGTGGGCGTAGGCGTAGGGACTACTGGGGCGGGTGCAGTAGCGACTGGTTCGGCAGCACGTTGCACAACAGCCGTAATGGTTTGACGACCCCCTTTTGTTTCCGACAAAGTATCGAAACGTTGAGCCAATGCCGCACGATCAACTGGCTTACCTTGCGCCCGCAACTCGGCGGCACGCTGTTTGATAAATGCTTTTTCGCGTTCTTCTTTTGATGCCATCAGATGTACTGTCCCAGTGCTCGCTCAAGAATGCCAATCATGTCGCTGGCTTGCTTTTTGCCCTGCCTTGTTTCAGACCACTTGTAGGTGGGGTCCTTCTTCAGCATGTACTCCCAATCCTGGGCGGTCATGCTCAAGCCATCGGCTCGTTTGTTTAGCGCAACCCTGAACTTTGGGTCGGTGTATTTGATGTCGTCGGGGTTCATTTCAAGCGTGGCAGCGGCAACGTTCCGGTACGGCTCGAACACATCCTCAATCGTGTAGCCCTCGTCGAACTGCTGGGAGAACTGGGGCATCAGAATCTTTGCGTTGTCCCTGGCCTTCTTCAACAGCAGGTCTGCCGTGTAGTTCACGCCGTTGTACGCCTGTCCGGTAAGGGCAGAGGTGATCTGGTCTTCAAGTCCCGGCGGGTTGTAGTTGTAGCGCTTCAGACCGTTACGCAGATTGGTGGCCTCGTCTGTTTCGCCAAGGGCAACTGGGCCACCAGCAACGGCAGTTCGATTGGCAATAATCGAGTACACGTAATACTTGGTCTGCGCAGCCGAAGCCTTGTTGCTTAGTCGGTATGTTGCAATATCGACCAGTTGGCGATCATCCAATTCCAGCGAGCCGTACTCCTGAAGCAAATTGACTTTCTCCGCCTCGATTTGTTCCCTCTTGTTGGCCTCCGGAGTAAGTGTCCATTGTCTTCTGCTTTCGGACACCTTGGTGTAGAAGTTTGTTGCCTGTACTTTGTTCTTCCAAACCTGCTGTCCTGCTTGGCTGGTCAAGTCGTACTTGTCTGGGTTCTTGGCAAAATCCAAGAAGAGGTCAATGAGGTCATCGCCAAACTCTTGTCTGGCTGCTGTCTCGCCCTCTGCCCCATCAACCAAATCCGAGAACGCCGGGAACTCCATCTTGAATCTTGAACGCCAATCTCCCGGCTTGCCACCCATGTACTTGTTTTCGTACTCGGTGCCCAACTTCTTGCGGTTTGCCGCAGTGTTCTTCAAACCCCTAGCAGTCAACTGCTCGGTGATGAATTGGTCTTTGGTCTGCTCTGCCATTACTGTCCCAACGCCTGGAATGCCAACTGAATTGCATTGCCCAATCCGTATACCGTTCTGGCTTGCGGGTCAGCCTTCTGTGCAAATGTCTCAGCAAGAACTGCGGTGTTTGGCATCTGCTGTCCCGCTCCATACGCTTGGCGTTCGCGAGCGCGAATGAAGTTGGCGGCATCTGCCATCTCTGCTTTGGTTGGCATACGACCCAATTGCGATAAGAACACTTCGCGCGTGTATGCAGCAGCATCTTCATCAGAGGTAACACGTA